CACGCATTGAAAGATTTATATCCGATCTTTCTGTAATGTCAGGCGTCACAGATGATCAACTGCGTCCAGCCATGCAACGGCTATTGACCACTACAGGATCAGTTACTAAGGCTCAAGAATTACTCACACAGGCTCTAGACATAAGCGCCGGATCAGGCATTGATTTTGAGACTGTAGCCAATGACCTTAGCATGGCCTACGTCGGCCAGACCCGTGGACTTCGTAAATACTCATTAGGACTTACTCAGGCAGAGCTTAAGACTATGAAGTTTGCCGATGTGCAGGAAAGACTTAATAAGCAATTCTCAGGCGCTAACGCACAATTCTTGACTACCTATGCAGGCAAGTTACAACTGATCACTACGGCCGCCGGGGAAGCAAGCGAGAAGATCGGTGGGGCGCTAGTCGATTCATTGATTTCAGTATTCGCTGCAGGTGATGTAACTAAGTTCGTCACCCAGATCGACACTCTAGCGACAAAGATAGCCAACGTTGTCAATAGCGTAGTATTCGGATTCCAGAAGTTATACATCCTTACAAGCGATCGTGCCATCCTTGCCAGCCTTAATCCTTTTGATGATTATGAGAAGAATGCCTTAGCGGCTATTGAAGCGGCAGAGAAGGCTGCAAAGCTTAGACTCAACGCGCCATCGATCGGCTATCTAGGTTCTCAGCCAATGGGTATCTATGAAACATCAGCGCAGGCCTCAGCTCGTAAAAAGGCAGAAGCAGATGCAGCCAAGCGTGCCAAAGAATTAGCATCGCTACAGAAAAAGACACTTGACACTACTAAGAAGCAGAATGCGCTGACTAAGGCTTCAAAGATCCTAGACCTCGATCGCATAAGTGTTACTGCCGCGCTTCGTGGACAGATCAGCGAGACCGATCGCCTATCTCTACAGCTTCAATTAGCCTTACTAGATAAGAATGAGTCGGCCGCACTCAAGTTATCTGCAGAATTGACCGAGGCAACCAAGCGTCAAAATGATCTCAAAGCTGCATTAGTTACCACCCCAGAAGCTCCCAACCCTTATCGTAATTGGGTTGCTCCTACCTTTACTATGCCTACCTTTACTATGCCTACATTCAACGTGCCTAGCGGTGGTATTGCTCCGAGATCGGCTTCAGATTATTTAGGTTTAGGAGCCATAGGCGCAGGCGCGACCGCTGACACTATTGTGAATGTGCAAGTTGTTCTTGACGATCAAGTAGTCGGCAACGCAGTACGAGATTCCAATATCAATGACTCACTCTCAGGATCATTTAGCACAGTCAATCGCGCAGGACGATTCTTCGACGTAATCAAATGAGCCTTCCAGCAACGATCTCGGTATCCTTTGACTTTAGCCAAGGTGCTACATTCGGATTTCCTTTTACTATTGGCGATCCCATCAACGGCGTAATCGGGGTATCCCAGTTCGCATCAAGTGAAGTGCCTGAGCCCGTCATCGATCTCAGCTCACAGACCCGGCAGATCACGATCAAGCGCGGACGCAACATCATGCGCGATACCTATGAGGCAGGCACTTGCACAGTCCGAGTTATAGATCAAGACGGATCTTTTAACCCTCAGAACGTAAACTCTGTTTATTTTCCTTTCCTGACTCCACTCCGTAAGATCCGTGTCGCAGCTACTACTCCTACCACTCAGGCATTCCTTTTTTCAGGCTATGTCACAGACTATAAGTACACCTACCCTGTTGGGCAGGAATTAGGATATGTAGATATATCTTGCGCCGATGCCTTCCGACTTTTCGCTATGGCTAACGTGACCACAGTAGCAAGTGCAACGGCTGGACAGACTACTGGCACACGCATAGACAAGATCCTAGATCAAGTGGACTTCCCATCATCTATGCGAATCATTGATGCTGGATCTACCACAGTCCGATCAGATCCCGGCGTTACTCGATCAAGCTTAGAGGCTATTCAGGTAGCAGAGTTTACAGAGCAGGGCGCCTTCTATGTCCGAGCCGATGGAGAAGTAGAGTTTAAGGATCGTGCAGACGTAGTGGGATCTCTAGCCCCGGCACCGATTGACTTCGATCAGACTACTGGCATTCCCTATTCTAACCTACGCTTCGCCTTTGATGATAAGTTGATTATCAACCAAGCCACAATGAAGCGTTATGAGGCACTTACCTCAGTTTCAGCCAGCAACACAGATTCGGTCGCTAAGTACTTCCCTCATGGCATGAACGTTCAGAATCTCATAGCAGAGACAGACGCTCAGCTACAGGATGTCGCTAACATCTATGTAGCAACTAGAGCCGAGACAACGATCCGCATCGATGCCATGACAGTCGATCTACTAGATCCTAATGTCCCTACAGATACGATGATCGGCCTTGATTACTTTGACAATGTAAAGATCACCAACGTCCAGCCTGACAGCTCTACAATCGTCAAAGAATTGCAGGTGCAAGGCCTAGCATGGGACATCACCCCTAATTCAATGAAATGCACAATAACAACACTTGAACCTATTGTGGAAGGATTCATTATAGGATCATCCACATACGGTATAATCGGACAATCCATAATGGGATACTAGGAGACACAATGAGTACAGGCTTTCCAGCAACGACGGGCGATATCTTTACAGCAGCCGATTACAACGGGTTAGTCACCTTTGAGATCAAGGCAGATCAGACAGCCGACTACACGCTTACTGTCGCCGACTCCTATCAAGTCCTAGTCCCTATGAACAAGGCTACAGCGATCGCCTTAAAGATCCCTACCAATGCGACAGCGGCTATCCCTGTCGGATCAGTCATCACTATTCTCAATGAAGGCGTGGGAGTCTGCACCATCTCAGCCGTCACCTCTGGCACTACTACAGTCCTATCAGCTGGAGCAGTAGCAGCCGCACCTACCCTTGGTCAATATAAGAGCGCAGCCTGCATCAAGACTGGCACAGATACTTGGTACATCGTAGGCGCGATTTCATAATGCTTAACAATATTGCTTCAATTTTTAGCCCTAACATAGTAATTCCTACTACCGCCAGCATCGATTACCTAGTAATCGCAGGTGGCGGCGGCGGCGGTAAAGGTACTGGCGGCGGTGGTGGCGGTGGTGGTCATCGCTATTTCACTTCCCAGACAGTCAATCTATCCAATAATTACAATGTAACAATCGGCGCCGGTGGAGTGGGTGCATTATCATCAACCGCAACTACAACCAACGGATCGCCATCTAACTTTAGCAGCGACACATCTACAGGTGGCGGCGGCGGCGGTCGAAGTAATTCTTCCGTCAATGGTCGCGATGGTGGTTCTGGCGGCGGCGGTGGTTGGGCAAGCGCAGCTGGTACAGGCGGAGCCGCTTCACCATCTGGTCAAGGTAACGCAGGCGGCGGCGCTAATGTTTCCAACTTCAACGGCGGCGGTGGCGGCGGAGCCGGTGGCGCAGGCGGCGCAGGGCTTACAACAGGCGGAACAGGCGGAACAGGTTCAGCCAACTCAATCACAGGTTCTTCAGTAACTCGAGCCGGCGGCGGCGGTGGTGGTGGTGGTGCACCTGTTTCTTCTGGTGGTGCAGGCGGTACAGGCGGCGGTGGTGCGGGTGGAGCTTCAAGCAATACAACTGGCGCTAACGGCGTTGCAGGAACAGACAACCTCGGTGGCGGTGGCGGTGGTGGAGGTCAAGGCGTAAGCGTTGATGGCAATGGTGCCAACGGAGGATCTGGCGTAGTGATTATTAAATATCCTGACACCTTTACAATTACAATCGGGGCTGGTTTAACTGGATCAACCGCATCACCTAGTGGTGGTTTTAAGGTAAGTACAATTACTCTCGGTACTGGAAATGTGAGTTTTGCATAATGGCCTATTACGCATTTTTAGATAATAACAACATCGTTACAGAAGTTATTAAAGGTATCGATGAAACAGAATTGATCGAAGGGCTAGATCCTGAGATTTGGTATAGCAATTACAAAGGCCAAGCATGCAAGCGCACTAGTTACAATAACAATATTCGCTATAACTATGCAGGAATTGGATATACCTATGATCCGACCGATGATGCATTCATCGCACCTATGCCTGAGTGTGGTCATGAAGAACTTTTACTTAACGATCTAAAGCGATGGGAGTGTGCTACCTGTGAAGCCAATTTTAAGCAAGGCCGCCCAACAGCTTAGAGAGCAATTCGATGACACCTTCCCAGATCGTGATCGGCGTTCCGATGGCTGGATCGGCGATCTCCGTCATTCAGCGCGTCCTTCTGACCACAATCCTGATCCAGCGACAGGGGTGGTTAGAGCCATCGATGTCGATCGAGATGTTCATAAGTCAGGCAAGCCCGACCTCATGCCCGATATTGCAGATCAGCTTCGACTCGCGGCAAAGCGTGGCGAGAAGCGTATCTCCTACATCATCTTCGCCGGACGCATTGCATCGTCTCGCATGGGCTGGCGCTGGCGCAAGTATTCTGGATCTAATCCACATAACGCGCATTGCCATGTCTCTTTCACTAAACAAGGCGATCAAGATGGCTCTTTCTTTAATATCCCGTTACTAGGAGGCACAGTATGAACATGAAGAATCCAATTATCCTAAGCGTCGGAGCGTTCCTAGCAGTCTGGGGAACTACATCCAACTTCGATCTTAACTATCGCTCAATCCTAGGCGCAATAGTCGCAGGGGTATTCGGATACGCGAGCCCTAAAAAATGAATGCATCGGATATGGTGACATTTTACTTTGCAAGCCTAGCGATTATTGGTGGTCTTGCCGGGTTCGTTATCACTCATTTACTCAATGAGATTAAGGCGCTTCATGCGCGTGTCGATGAGATATATAACATACTCTTAGAGCGATAATTTTCGACATGGCAAGAAAAAGAGTTATTGATCTCGATACATACAACGCTCTCGATGCTTACTGTATTGCTTTGAACGAATACTTTAAGTCATTGAAAAAAGCAGGCTTTAGCGAGGACATGGCCTTTTGGCTACTTCTAGATCGAGACTCTTATCCTGACTGGATCTTGCCATCGATCCCCGACCGAGTGGATCGCATACCCTACGAGGACGACGACGAGGATTAATGAAGCGCATTGTCATAGTGAGCGACCTACAGGTTCCCTTCCACGATAGACACGCAGTTAAGAATCTAGCCAGTTTTATCAGTAAGTTTAAGCCGCACGAAGTAGTGACGATCGGCGACGAGATTGATTTCAATACCATCAGCAAGTGGTCAGAAGGGACGCCAGAGGCTTATGAGCAGACTCTTGGAGATGATCGCGATGAAGCTGTTCAAGTCCTTTACGATCTACAGGTTACCCAGACAATAAGATCCAATCATACGGATCGCCTTTACAATCAGATCATGAGGAAGATTCCCTCATTCCTATCCTTGCCTGAGCTGCGCTTCGAGAAGTTTATGAGATTCGATGAGCTTGGGATCACCTTTCATAAGAAGCCATATAACATCGCGCCGGGCTGGATAGCAGTCCATGGAGATCATACCCCTATCAAGTCACAAGGGGGTCTCTCAGCCCTTGAGGCGGCCCGTAGACACGGCAAAAGCGTGATCTCGGGGCATACCCATAGGGCAGGGCGTTCGTCCTTCACAGAGGCTTCTGGAGGCCGTATAGGGCGTATCCTGCATGGCGTAGAAGTAGGCAATCTCATGGACTTTAGCAAGGCGTCATATACAAAGGGATCGGCTAACTGGCAACAGGCCTTCGCTATCATGTATGTCGATGGAAAGAATGTTCAGGTCGATCTGATTTACCTAGAAAAGGATGGGACTTTCGTAGTTTCAGGCAAGCGCTATGGACGACCTAGATAACGATCTAGCCCGGTCGATCGATGACCACATAGACGATGCAGAATCGTTACCATTTCGTTATCAAAATATCCTTGACCTGTCCTAGCGATCTGTCATCCTTGCCCTAACACCAACAGAAAGGGCAATCATGTTCGATACAGTTATTCAGGATGTTATAGCGTTAATTGCTATCTCTGCACTATGGTTCCACCTAGGCCGTATAGTCGGCATTCGCGTAGGTTATCTCAAGGGTCGCAAAGCTGTGAGGAATTACTACGCATCTAAGGAAAGGGTTAAAGTGTGAAAGCAAGTGATTTCCTCAACGAAGCAAAGGCAACAATTCAAGATCGTGGTATGGAGTACGGACACCCGTCAGACAATATGTCCAGAACAGCATGCCTATGGTCAGCATTCCTCCAGATGCCTGTTACTGACTATCAAGTGGCATCATGCATGGCATTGGTCAAGCTCGCACGAAGTATGGAGTCTGCGAAAGTCGATACATACATCGACGCTGCAGCCTATCTTGCAATAGCAGGGCAACTACACACAGAGGAGAATGAGCTCTATGTTTAACCTAGAAGATTATGAGACAGTAGAAGAACGCCTAATAAAGTTTTGGAAGGATCATCCCGATGGCCGTATTGATACTAAGATTATTGAGGCGAGTACTACACGTTTTATCGTTCAGGCTTATATTTATCGAACTGAGGTCGATCAACACGCTTGGTCTTCGGGGCTCGCAGAAGAGACTATATCCGGGCGAGGCGTCAATGCGACTAGCGCACTTGAGAATGCAGAGACGTCTGCGATTGGTCGTGCATTGGCTTCGGCAGGTTACGCTACAAAAGGAAAAAGACCTAGCCGAGAAGAGATGAGCAAGGTTGCTAAGGCCGGGGAAGTAAAGGCTACGATCGATGAAGCAAAGGCTAAGATGGCACAGACATCTGGCGAATACATCCCAGTAGTAAAGGAAGATGATCCATGGACTATCAAGTCATCGAGTATGCCGCCCACAATGGAGGAAGCTATGTCGATAGTGAAAGAGACGCTTGGAGGCCAGAGCGAGAAGGATATTCCCCGGTGCCCACATGGCGACATGATCTGGAAGACTGGGCAAACGGGAGCAGGTAAAGCATGGGGACATTTCAAGTGTTCTGCATGGGTTACAGGTGAGCTGAGTCGATGCCCTAAAGGTGAAGATGTCATATGGTATGAGAT